TGTTCGTTGTTGCTATGTTTATGATGGCTGTTCAAGCAAAGAATGGTTGTTTACCTTATCAATGCCAGCAGAAAATTATTGGTAGAATGGATAACTTACAGGCAGAAACAAAGCAACTGCGTTATGATCTTAATAATTTAGAAGAAGATTTTGATAACAGACCAATACATTTTAACAATGATTGATAATGTTTCTTTTATCGGATGTGGTATTTTCTTTATAGTAGGGTGTATAACATTCGTGCTGATTATGGGGTTTGTGTTTATGTGTGATTTTTTAAGGTATATAATAGAAAAAATAAAACAATGATTATAATTTTCTATTTTTTTATTTTACCGTGGCTTATCGGAGCAATAGTCTTGATTGGTTTCTATTTTTTAACAAAGATAGCGGGGCTTTAAATGATTGAATATTTAAATAATTATTATGGGATTATGGACTGGCTTGATGAGTGGGTAATGCTGGAGAATATCAAGTTAGTCGTAATCGTGTTGGCAGTATTAACCTTTCTATGCTGGGGGATAGTTTATATATGGCGGTCTATCAAATAAAATGTAAATGCGGAAGAAGAATACAACCACAAAGGCACAAGGCATATAGTCTTTGTGCGAAATGTAGAAGGAAAAATGTCAAACAGACCTGATCAAGAAAATTTAGACAGATTATTAGCACACGGAAAGCGTCAATCATACGGAACAAGTTGGGTTGAGATAGTCTGGCACGATGGTTGGATAGCTAAATATAAAATTCCTAAAACTGAAGAAGGATCGCAAGCACCATTAAAGAAAGTAAGAAAAACAGACAACGAATGAACCCCAAAGAATACCTAAAGACACTTAGGCAGAAATACTACGGCATAGATAGAATGCTTTACGAAGATGGCAAGCCCAGAAAGCACTATGATATACAGGATATAATCCACAAGATGTGTAAGAAGTTTAAACAAAGGAGGGTGTGATGAAAAAGATTAAACATTTATATGCACCTTTAAAAAAGGGTAATATAAGAATAATATTTCGTTATAAAGATGGTAGGACATTTGCCTTTGAAGGTATGCTTAATCCTTATAAAAATTCAGAACAATTAAAAAAGATTTTATTTACTTTATGGAGATAATCCGAAAGATGAAGGGGGCGAGATGATAAACAAACTGTGTTTGGTGTTGGGCTTAGTTCCTATTTTGATTTTGTATATTGTAAAATGCCTTGAAAATAAATATTGGTTTACAACACCATTGGCTTTTATTATAACATTTTCTCTTATGTTTGGAATACTGGTTGGTTGCGTAGTGTTTTTTATACACATTGGCTGGGTAACCGAATAATACTTCTTGACAAACCCTGAAAAGTATGTCATAATGATAATAGGGTATAAAGTAAAAATTTAAGAGAATTTAAATAAGGGTTTTTAGAATCCGACAGAAAAGACTGAGGAATCTAAAGCGTTTAATGCGTTTTAGTTTTTTCAGTCTTTTTTTATAGAGGAGCAAATGGCAAAATTTCAAAAAGGTCACACATTTTGGAAAAATAGTAAGGGCGGATTTAAAAAGGGATATACTCCTTGGAATACAGGAATTACGGGAGTTTTAAAACATACAGAAGAAGCTAAAAAGAAAATAGGTGAATTCCACAAGGGAAAGAAAAACTCTGAAGAAACTCGTAGAAAGAAAAGTAAAGCATTCAAAGGAGTGCCGCTTCCAAAATTGAGTGCTACATTGCGTGCAAATCCAAGATATGGAAAAAAGAGTAGTCGCTGGCTGGGTGGAATATCTTTTGAACCTTATTCGGCATCTTTTATCCAACAATTAAAAGACAGGGTTAGAGTTCGTGATAACTTTATCTGTCAGAAGTGTGGAATACCAGAATTAGAATGTAGCACAAGATTGTGTGTTCATCATATAGATTACAACAAGAAAAATTGCGATATAGATAATCTTATTGCTTTATGTGGAAGTTGTAATCCAAGCGTTAATTCAAACAGAGAGCATTGGAAAAACTTTTTTATAAATAAACTAGCAGGTAGAAACCAATGAAAAAAAGCAAGGGGCAAAAATTCAAATAACTTTTCCCAGTTTAACTGGTTTTCGTTGCCCCCTAAAATTATACTTATGGAACCATTAACGCAAGGACAGACAATAGCATTATGTTTTTTTATTATAGCATTGATTGTGGCAATTATAAGATGGGATTGTAGGCAGGGATTATGAAGAAGATTAAGTGCTGGATTTGTCAAAAGCCTAAACGAATCAACCAGTGGGCTATGGGGAAAGAAACTCGAGTTCCAGCGAGTTTATGGGAAGATGGAAAGATAGATTATGCAATTCTTCCACACCCACTATGCAAGAAATGTTTGAAAGATTTGATAGACTGGATAAAAGCAAAAAGAACCAAATAACCAATCGTTGGAGCAGGGGATGGATTATGAACATAAGGCAACAAAGATATAAGAAGAATAGATTATTGGGAATGAATCAATGCAATGCTGCGATTGCTGCCGGTTATTCGGAAGCTACTGCTAAATCTCACACTAAAGAACTCGAAGCAAGAATAAATATAGCCGATGTGTTAGAACGACAAGGACTTACCGACAAGGCTTTAGTTACAAAACATAAAGAGCTTCTTAATGCTTACGTGGAAAAAGGTGGAATTAAGCAATTAGAGCTATCTATTCAAATAAAAGCTCTTGAACTTGCTTATAAACTAAAAGATTTATTGAAAGATAGACCATTAGTAGAAGCTCATCTACATATCACAACCATAAAAGAATTGGTGGATAGGGTTAATGACAGAGATAGAAAAACAAGCACAGTGCCTGAAAAACTGGAGAGATGATCCCGTTCTATTTGATGGCTCGCTCTTTGACAATATACTCTGGGATAAGCAACGTGAGATATTACTTTCAGTAAGAGACCATAAATACACATCAGCTAAGTCAGGCAACACAGTAGGCAAGTCTTACATATCAGCTTTAGTCGCTCTGTGGTTCTTACTTACGCATTATCCTTCTAAGGTAATCACAACAGCGCCGACTTGGACACAAGTAGAGGACATCTTCTGGAAAGAGCTAGGCAATCTTTATAATAAGTCTAAAGTCAAGATAGGCGGCGAGATACTAAAGACAGAGCTTAAGTTTAATAACGAGTGGTTTGCTTTAGGCATATCAACAAACGAAGTAAACAGATTTCAAGGCTTCCATTCGCCATACTTACTCGTAATACTTGACGAAGCATTAGGTGTATCTCCTGAAATATGGGAGGCGATTTCAGGCCTACATCCTTACAGGGTTCTTGCAATAGGCAATCCGTTAGATCCATCAGGTGATTTCTACAACTGCTTTAATTCTACGCTCTGGAATAAGATTACGATTAGTTGCTTAGATTGTGTCAACTGGCAAGACAAGAATCAGAGGATACCCGGCTTAGTAACAAGAGAGTGGATAGAAGAACGCAAAATAGAGTGGGGCGAGGGTTCTCCGCTATATCAATCAAGAGTATTAGGTGAGTTCCCTGAAGAAGAAGAATCAGCGTTAATCAAGCGTATCTGGGTAGACAGGGCGAGACAAGGTTTAGACCTTGATGACAAGCCTTTAGATGTAGAGAACGAAGAAGACAGCGTAAGAGTAACAGCATCAGACATAGCAACAAAGCACGGGACGAATGAGACAGTAATCGGTTATCGCTATGGGCATACTGTAACAGAGTTCAAGGGTTATCAGAAAGTCTCAATGACTGAGACAAGAGATAAGCTCGCTTGGATGTATAGTCAGAAACGAGCCGATACTGTTGTAGTAGACGCAGATGGTTGTGGTGAGGGGATGCCGGAGTTATTAGCTGCAAAGAGAATCCCTGTTACAGACTTTCACGGTGGTTACGGCCAGAAAGCAATGGATTATAATACCTTTAAGAATCTCCGTAGCCAGTTCTGGTGGGTAGTCGCAAAGAAGTTCGAGAAGGGACTTTACAACCTTAAACATATCCCGGCAAGAGAATATGAAATACTTAAAAACCAGTTATGTTGTTTGAAAGTCAAGCCACCCGATGCAAAGGGGCGCATTCAAGTAGAGACCAAAGAAGATTTACAGGCAAGGAGCATTAAGAGTCCCGATTATGGGGACACTTTTATAATGTTAGAATTTGGTTGGTATATGAGTAAATATGCAGAAATAGTGCCATACAAATACAGATAACCTCAAAACGAGGTAGAAAGGAAAAGTTATGCCAAGAGTAATACCATTCGGTGATCGCATTTTAGTTCGCAGACGCAAGATCGGCAACAAGGTAGGCAAGGGAATAATTGAAATCCCTGATGAAGTAAAGAACAGACCAACTGACTTAGCAGATGTTATCTACACCCCGGAGCACTCATTCGCTGATAAAGAGTTAATAGATAATGCTAATCAGATAGTCAATTCAATGATAGGCAAAGCGAAAGACGGAAACTCTGATGCGCTTATATCCCTGTTAAGATTTAATGAGTTTCTGAAGATAAAGACTATCAAGCAAGGCGACGCAGTAATGATAGGCAAGTATGTAGGAACTGACTTCCACGATAATAAGGGTGGAGAGAATTTGACCTTGGTTAAGGGTGACGACATTATCGGTCGGGTGGAAGAATGAAAAATCTTCTAATTATAATTGTTGTTATGGCTCTTTTTAATAGCCTAATAGCGATGTTTTGTTTAGATAGATTGGATAGGATAATCACCGATAAGAATGAGATACCTAAACAACCACCTTGGACGTTCGGTAAAGACGGCAACCTTAAATCAAACGATTAAGAAAGGATAGATATGGCAGGCGATAACAACAAACCCCAGAATGAAGCGAAGTTGGTTTTAAAGGTTGAACTCATAGATAAGCAATTCCACGTTACTTTCGGCAAGGATGTAAACTCACTCTTATTTGATAGGGCTTTGACATTAGCAAAACTACAGCTTGATAATATAATTATCGCTTCTACACAACCGAAGACAAAGATTGTACCGATAAACACACCGTTGATTAAGAATTTAGACGACATAAGGAACA